CTCTTTATTTTTTATATTTTCATTTGTATCATCTTGCTTTAGCTGTCTAAATAGTTTCTTTATAGGAAAAGGCACTATTAATCCCATTTCTTTGAGGTTCTCTACTATACTTATTCCTTCTGTTCCTACTACACTACAAATCATCATAATTTTGAAAGAAATAGGAAATCCAAGAATAGTTATAGGAACATTTAAGTTATTTGCTATTATTAGCCTATCTAGTGCAGCTCCAACTACTACTGCAAATATATATCCAGTTTTTTTAATTAAGCCCTTATACCCTGTTTTAGAGGATAATTTCTTTTTAAGTAAACTCCTTAAATAACCTGTAATATAATCACAAGCCATAAATATAAACATTACCTCCATAGATATGCTCCAACCACCTATAAAATAACTTAAATAGTTCCCCACAATTATTCCAAACTTTATGATCCCCTTTTCTTTCTCCATTTCCCTCACCTATAATTTTAATTTTTCTTTCATCTCTTTATTATATTTTATAGCCTCTTTTGTATGGTCTATAATGGCTTGTTCAATATAGCCTTCATTTTTGATTTTTCTTTTCCAAGAGGGTTCTCCAAACATCCTTACGGCACGATACATTGAAACTCTCTTATAAGCTGATACTCCATGCTCTTTCATAATAAAAATAAATATTTTATCTGCCCAATAACGATTTATAAAAGTATCATTTAATTCAGAGTACAAGTAATCATGAATGATTGCAGCCCTAGTATATTTGCCAAATGGTGGAAAAAATACCCATAAAATTCTAGGGACACTTGCCAAATCAGTAATAAAACCTTTTGGTACTGTTATAACGAAACCATTTACTTCATACTTGTACTCTTCTTTTAAAATCCACTTATTATCTGCTAATGGTTCAGTTAGTAGTGGACTTAATTCCATTTTTTCCTCCTATTTTTTGGATTCTTTTAGCTTTTTAAAGAAAGGTTGTAGTTCTTGTACAGCATCTTCAATAGTTTTTTCATTGATAAAAATACGAAGTTTAGCTGGTAACTTTGAAACAAATTCTTGGACTGCTTGTTTCTTTAAAGCTCCCAATCCTTTCCCTTCAAAACTAACCTCAGCTGCTACTACTTCTTTTACAACAGCTTCTTTTCCTCTGTATCTCCATTTTAATATAAAATATACTACCCCTGCTACCAATGTTTCCAATCCTTTCCATAATAATTGTTTATCCATTTTTATTCCTCCTATTTTTTGATTTTTTTAAATTCTTCATCAGATAATAATTCAAAATGAGGTCCATCATAACTTCCTCTTTGAACTTCATCTTTTGTACTTCCATTTAAGTTCCAATCTGCTCCACGCCTTGCTTTTATTCCTAATTCTTTTGCACATTCTAAAAGAACTTCTCCAATTTCATTAAATTTTTCTGTATCATTCCAATCTTCTTGTTTAAATGGATATGGAATAAAATCAAATGCTCTACTAGGTATTTCACAATGCTTACTATTCATTATTTTTGAAAAACCTTGTTTAATTTTTTTTCTCTGTTCCTCTGCTGTTCTATGTCCTTCAATTATAGTAAAATCAATTCTCTGTATAGCAAGATTTGCTATTTTTACTAAATCTGGATGACACCCTGCAAGATTGTCTAAACTTCTTTTACTGAACTTTCCCATTTTTTCCTCCTTTTATTTCCACTCAATTGCTTCTAATTCTTCAACTGCGTTAGACTTTTTAATTAATTCATTTATCTCATTGTATTCATTGTTAAATTTACTACTTCTAAATATCCATAGAAGTAAAATGTTTGTTATTTCTTTATATGTTACTTCTAAGACAGAATTGTCTTTTAATCTCCAACCAGTTTTAAAATTTTCTACAATTGATATTAATAATTCTTTTGTCATTTCTTTACTTTGAACTTTTGCTTTTACCTCAGTTGCTAAGTTTGAATCTAATTCTTTTAAGACATCTATGATTTTTTTTACATCCTGTTCTTTCTCAACTATATCTAAAGCCATTTTTACTCTTTCAAAATTTGGGATATCTGAAGCTCCCATTTGAAAAACATACGACTTATAGTTGAAGTCTGAATATATTTTACTTTGTAACTCTTGTTTAAAAATATTTCTTATTTTTTCCTTAACAGTTTCTAATTCTATTTCCCATTTATTGTTCATCCATTGATGATATTTTGAAGGTCTTTCAATTTTAATAATTTTTTTATTTTTTAATATTTCTCCCTCTTCAAGTTGAATTTCTATACCTTGTTTAGCTTTTTCTTCTCTCGTCATTTCTCTAAGCCCATTTTCATCTTGAATAGGATATTGAAATTCTTTATCTGTTATTACCATATTTTCTGTATACTCAGGAAAGTAACTTAACGGATTATTTTTCACATCATCTATATTATTGGCATATACAGAATATACTTTTTCTATACCTTTATAAAAGTTTATTACATTATTCATTGTTTCTCCTTTCTAAAATATTCCCAGCTTTTTTCTTTGTAAAATAAGTGAATTTCTTATTTCTACTGGACTTGCTTTTTGTATATAATGTTTACTTGTAACACTACTACTTACATGATTTGCATAACTAGAAGCAAGCCCTAAACCACCAAGATTGTTTATTAAATTTATAGATGTCTTCCTTAGTGTGTGAGGGTATAAATCTGGGATATCTAAAATTACTCCCATTTTTTTAATTCTTTGCCTTATAGCCCCTTGACTCATTTTTTTATATGCTTTTTTGTATTTTGTTATAAAAAGCCATTCTGATTTAATACCCTTTTCTGATCTTATTTTTATCCATTCTTGCAATAATTCTTTGCATTTATCAAAGAAAAATACATTCACAATATACCCTTCTTTTTCTTTTGCATCTTCAAAAAATCCATCTTCTAGCCTAAGTTGTTCTATTCTTAAATTTTGAATAGCACTTATTCTGCAAGCACTATCTAAAAAAAGTTCCCATAAAATCCTGTCTTGAATATCATATTTTTTGTTTTGAAACTTCATAAAAAGCCTAACTGTTAATATTTGTTCTGTATTTAAAAAATAACTTTTTCTAACTTTATCCTTATCTGTAAATTTTAACTTATCTAATTTATCTGTGAATGGATGAAATTTTATCTTATTCCTTCTTACACACCATGAATAAAAACTACTGATTGATGTTACTTTATTCATTAATGTTCTCTTACTATTTCCTAAATTCCTGCAATGATTTCTATATTTTTCTATGATTGAAGGCATATCTTTTAAAGTATCTTTTCCTAATAAATACCTATTTTTATAAATGTTTTCAAGCCAAGTCAAAAACAATTTAAAATTGTAAGTATAAGTTTTATAAGTAGTTCCCCATGTATCCCAATTGTTAGCCTTACAACTTTCCAAATACTCCAAGTAAATTTCAACATTTTCTTTTTTTAAATTTTCTAATATTATTCTTTCCATAATGCACCTCCTAATTTTTATTAGGTACATTTTATATAAAAGTGAATAGATTGGAAAATCTAATTAAAGTCGAAACTGGTATAACTGGAAACTATACTACACTTGGAAGTTATACATATAATTTCCCAAAATCTTATAACAAAGTTTTAGGAATTGCTATAAACATTTACAAAACTGGAACAGCAACTACTCTAGAAAATGTGTACTTGAGTGGTTTTAATAATACATCATTCACATTTGTAAAAGACTGTGTTGATAATGCGAAAGCAAATACTGTAAAAATATCTTATACAGTCTTTTATATTTAAAATTTATCAGTTTTTCTTGTGTTCTAATTTAATATTAAATTAACCCAACAATGCAAATATCAACAGTTTGATTCCCATTGCAGTAAATTCTTAATCTTTTATTTTGAATAATATAGTTATTGTCGTCATGGACAGATTGTGAAGTATCTACTTGTTGCCCATAAGAAATATATGGAGTTAATGTTATAGAAATTATTTCTTTAAAATCTGTTTCTATAATTCCTGTTCTAATTCCTGTACCACCAGGAATAGAAATATTTTCTACAACCATGTTTCCAATTTTAAGAATTTTTAAATCATTTTTTGATTTAAAAGTAATTAAATTTTCCAATCTCTCCAAAAGTGAGTTGGAGTCAAACGGAACATAATTGTTAACGTTTGGTGATATATCATTATTATTATTTTTACAAATATATAGCTTTTTTGTATTATTATCCCAGTATGCTTTTCCTGCTTCCTTTTGCCCAGCAATATTTAAAATTCCACCATAATCTTTTCCAGTCATTTGAGCAAACTTATTTCCTTCTAGTGATGTTCCCTCTTCTGTTCCATATTTTGTAAGTCCGTATTCTTCTGTACTTGCTCTATCAGTTTTATTAGCTTTTTTAGCCATTTCTTCATTAAATTTTTTTAAAGATACATAACTATTTAGATCTATATTTGCATCTATCTTTGTTCCACTAGCTATAATAAAAGAAATTACAATAATAAATGAATGAGGACTATCTTTCATAAGAGGTATATAATCGTACTTATCAGCAGCGTTTGCATAAGCATACAATATTTCCTCATTATCATTTCCTTTTGCAAAAAGTCCAATTTCTCTAAAAATTTTATCTTCTACTAATTCAGCATTAGAAAACTGTAATTCTAAAGCAACTCTATTTTTGTCTTCTCCTTCAATCTTACAACTACTTACATTTGCAGTTCCCCACATTTCTTTTATATCTGTTAAAAACCTTATTTCATCTTCAGAAGTAATAGTTCCTGCTCCTAATTTAGCCCTTGTAAAAACTAAGGTTTCTGACAAATTTCCATTAACTTTTGCTTGTAATTGCTCACCTTTTTTAGTCAACTTTAAAGCTTTAAAATAGCTCATTTTTACCCCCTAATTTCAATAATTTTAGTAAAACCTATTGAATTATTCATATTTGATTCTGAAGTTATTTTCATAGTCTGATTTAGATTAAAATCTGCTGTTATTTCAATTTTCTTTATACATTCAATTACATTAAAACTTCTAATCTCAGATGAATTATTAATGATTTCTAAATCCCAATACATTTTTGCTCCAGCTTCACAAATTTTGTTGAGATCAGGCATTAGATTAATATTTTTAAGTTTATCAACCATATCTAATCTAAATAACTGACTTGCAACTTCATTTTTATACCTTGTTTTTATTTCTGTAACTTCATTTTTTGTTAATTCCCTTGTTATCTTTAATAGAAATTCAGTATTTGGAAAACCTTCTAATGCTAATTTCTTTATTATTAAAGCTTGCCTATACTCTTCATCTTCTCTTAAATTTCTCTTTTCTTCATATCGTTCTCCCATAAAATCAAGAAAAATTCCACTACATTTGAGAAGAGATGTTTGATTCTTTAAATTTTCAATTAATTCATCAATATATGAAATTACAGGTTTTAATGTTCTATAAATTTTTATATTATTTTCTTTTTGAAAGTGTAAAGGTAATCCTTCAATTACTTCATCTATCATATCCCCTCCTAGATTTTTTTAGGAATCTCGTTAAACTCTAATTGAAGTGATATTTTCCATTCAAGAGTATTTTTCTTTCTAAATTTTAATTCAAAGTCTGTGTATTTAAAGCCTTTCCCACACATCCATTCAGATAAAAATGCTCCTGGTGAAAGTAAAGCACCAAGCCCTGAATTATTTATATAGTCTTTTAATAAATTATTTATTTTTAGTTCATCAGGACTTTTAATAATCAAGTTATATTCTATTTCTACTTCTTGTGGTCTATCAAATCTGATTAACTCTTCATGATTAGTTACAGAAGTTGGAACTTTTACTTCAATAGATCCTTTTGTATCTGGTGTATGTATATGTTTATAAATTGTTTGAGCAATTTCTTCTTTAATTCCTCCATCTACAACTATCCAAATAGATTTTGCTGGAACTCCATATTTATCAGTAACTAATGTATTATTTCTAATTCCATTTGCACTTTTTACACCTTGTAGCTTTCTTATTGCATTTAAGACAGGTTGTAAATTCCAATCTCCTGCCCCATTTACTGCCAAATATCTTTTTAAATATTCGTAGTCAGTTTCTGCATCTAATCCACCTTCTGCTATTTCTAAGTTTTGTACATCTATAATGTAAGCTGGAGCTTTCAAAACCTTTTCAATTTTATTTTTTTGAATATTAGAATTCTGTCCCTCGAACACACTTTGAAAGGTTATTAATTTAGTTTTTGAAGAATCTATTTCAAAGGCTTCAATATTTTCAAACTTCGCTCCATTTTCTGATTGAATTAATATTTCCCTTTCAGAAACATCAACAAATTGAGTTGCTGTAATTCTACATCTTAAGAAAGATTTCGCTCCTAGCCTTCTAGGAAAAAAATATAATAAATTATCTAGTTCAGTTCCCTGTGCTGTGTAAATATTAAGTCCTCTTGCAACAGAAATTATTTTATCTTCTAAGTAAGTACATAAATAAATGAAAGGAGCTATTAGTTTGTAGTAATCTCCTGTATCAGAAACATTAAAGTCTGAACCAAAATTTTCTTTTTTCTGTGCTTCTTGTTGTGCCATTTCCATAAGTCCATTAAAACCTTTAGTTTCTAGCTTTTCCACTTATTATTACCTCCTTTTCTAATTTACTATATTCTTTATGAGTTATTTTTAAAATTGCTTTAAGTGTTCTTTCTTTCTCTGAAATAATTTCATATTCTATTGATTCAATCTCATCTTTATACCATTCTTTTAATTTTGAAGTTATGTGTTCTAGCTTATAAATTGATATTTTTTGTTCATCTATCATCTTTATATCTAAACCTAAACTTTCATTATAAAAACATTCAATATTATAGATTTTTAAAGAATTTACTGCTCTTTGCCAAAATTCATCAATTTCAGTAACATATCCAAATACAATATCTCCATCATTCATTTTAAGAGCTTTCATTATGCAACTCCTCCTGAAGTTTGATTTCCTGAAGTAACTCCATTATGTCTATGTTTCTTCAAACTCTTGTCCCCAGCTTGGACATCTTCTGTAGCAGATATTGATCCAGTTGTTTGTATATTCCCAGTTTGAGCAGTATTTCCTATTTGATTCGTATTCCCAGTTATATTTACATCTCCTTTTTGAGTTGAATCACCTGTTAAATCAACATTTCCTTTTTCTAAACGATTTCCAATTATTCTTATATCTTCAGGAAAGTGTAAATTTTCTGTCATATTAGGAATGGTAAAAGGTAATATAAATCCGTTGTTTAGATTATTTCTTCTATTAGAATCCATATTTTCTAAAGAAGCTTGGCTAATGTAAGAAGAAATATCATAAGTTAGTACAAAATAAGGCATTATATCTCCTTCTTTTACATTCCAATCTATATGATCTTTTAAATCACCAAAAAGAGCTACTGGAACATTTCTTAAAACTGGTAAAGCAACTCCATTTGGTGAAAATAAAGGAATTGCATCTACAAATCGTCCTTCTCTAATTTTTTGAATTTTTACTAAGATTATTTTTATTTCTTCCATCATTTACTATCTTTACTCCTAATTTCATATTCCAGTCATCACTTAAACTCAAATCAACCTCTTCTATTTGAACAAAACTTTCTAATTTATCGCTTGAAACATAAAGTATGTCTCCCTTTTTTAAATAGTGTATTGGAAAACATTCTATTGAATAATCATATTTATTTCCTTCTTTTATAGTTTTTTTCTTTTTTTCTTTTCCCCATTTTTCTTCTTTTTTATTATCAGATTTTTTATTAATTTTACTTTCTTTCTCTTGTTTTTCCACTTCTTCAGGATTATGAATTAACCCTGATTCAAAACTTAAATAAATAGAATAATTATTTTGTTTATCTGTATAAATATATAAATCATCACCTTTTAGAGTCATCTTACTATTTGAATCTTCCACAAGTTCTTTTAATTCATTAAAGCCTTGATTATAACATGTATAGCCATTTGTATAAGTTTTATCTTTTTGTAATTCCATACTTATTAAATTAAGTCCCATATTTTTTACAACTTCTTTTATAGCATCAGATATTTTTACATTCCCATCTATACTAACAGATACTAATTTACTACTTTTCTTAGTCCTTTCAGAACATATTAATTCTTGTATAAAAGAAGCATCTTCTTTCATAGTTTTCTTTTTTATTACTTCATACTTTGAGTAATAACCTACATCAGTGTCATAACCAAACCACAATTCTATCTCTGAACCAACAATTATTTCTTGACTTAAATTATATATTTTTATAGTAGCTGTCCCTACTTTCCCTTCTTCTCCACTCTTTGCTTCAACAGTAAATTTTAGTCCATTGTTATTGTGATCATTTAGCTTAACATCATTTATAACTAAAAAACTATTTCTTGGAAAAAGAGGTCTATTTGCAATAAAGGTTTGCATAATTAATCCTCCACTATAAGTTCTACTTCATCTATATTATCAAAAGTAATCTTTTTAATTGTTCTATCAATTGTGTTTGGAATTATATATACTTCTGGAAAATTATGATTAAAATTAGCTTTTTCATCTACAAGCTTGTTAAACCATAATGGAATCCCAAACATAATTGGTTCGTTAGCATATATTAATACTCCATCCATATCATATAAATTTATATAAATTCTTCTGTCATAACTATTAAAAATAAATTCAAATTGGTATGTCTTATCTTTAATTGTTACATCTGTTGAATAAGGAATAGAGTCTTTCAAAATTGTTATTTTCATTCTCTACCTCTTTTAGGAACTTGGTAATTTAATACTTTCACTCTGTAAATCTCCTTCCCAACTATTATTTCCTTTATTTATCTTAGAAACATTTGTTTTAGAAATACTTCCTTTTTTAGCTTTTGTTTTTATTTTTGTCTTTTTAGAAACAACTGGTTTAGCTTTTTTACTTGGTGATGGTATCATTTGTATATTAGCAATTTGTACTTGCACAAAAGAAATTGTAAACTCAATATAATATAATGATTCAATAGTAACCTCTATTCCAGTTATTGCAAGATTTTTATAAAGTTTAATCATATATAAGTCTACGAGTTGTCTTTTATCCCTCATTTGTAGAATTTTTTCAAAAATTTCTTTATGATTATCTCCAGCAAGCTGAACTTTAAAAGAAAGAGTTAATGGGTTTTGTGAAATATTATCAGAAATTTGTGTTCCATCATCTATTGGAATAACTGGAACATCATTTTGATAACTTTCACTAATATCTGATACTAATTCAAGATTTATATTTCCTAAGATTATAGGGGGGACTTCTTTCACTAAATTCCCTGTTTTACCATTAACTGAATTAATAGAATTTAAAAAATTATTTGCTTTTCCCATTAAATCTTTTATAGAAAACATTAAATATTCCCCCTAGCTATTTCTCCTTGTAACTCTATTTCTTCAAATTTTTCAACTATCATTTCTGCTATTTTGTTATAATCAACTTCATTTTTTAAAGCTTCTTTTATATGAAAATGGATAGTTAAATTAACAGCTTTTCCATTATTTTTATAGTTACTTGTTGATTTTGAATTTGTTATAACTAAATTATTATTTTCATTTCTTGTTTTATTTTCTATAACATTTTCATCATTATCTATTACAAAATTTGGACTGAATGTTGCTTCTATTTTTTCTTTAACCCCTTTGAAAAAAGTTTTTTTTCTATAGTTAGAATTTTCTTCTTTTGTAAGAACTCTTTCGCCCTCATGAAGTTCTGCAACATACCCATCTCTTGGGACATAACTTAGTCCTGACCTATGACTTCCATCTATATTATCTTTTTCTCCATCTTTTTCTTCTTTAAAGAAAACTCTAATTCCTGGTAAAGATTTTATTTTACTTCCAAGATTTGAAAAGAATCCTTTTATTTTCTCCCATATCTGATTAACATAATCTAAGATAAAGTCAAATGCTGCTGAAGCTGTAGATTTTATTGTATCCCACACACCTTTTAACATTTCTACAAGTTTTAAAAATATACCTATTGTTTTATCTTTTAAACTTACAAAAAAATTGACAATATCCAATATCTTTGAATATAGATAACTTCCTAATTCTGAAAACTTAGCTTTTATTAAATCCCAGTTTTCCATAATTAGCTTGCCTATCCTAATTATCCAACCAAATGGACTGAAAAGCATAAATATTTTTTTTCCAAGCTCCCATAAAGCTAAACCAAAAGCTTTTAATTTATCTTTTATTTTTATGAAGAAATTCTTTAATTTTTCACCAAAAGATTTAATACAATCAATCATACTAAAAAATG